TAATCTACTCTAGAAAAGTTATAGATAAAAAAAAGTGGGCAGAGACATTTAACATAGGCATAGATAAATTTACCAAGAGAAAGAAACGCAGACCCACACTATCAAAGTCTAAGTTTAGAGATTTAGTAGCATTAAACACAAAAACAATTAAGCAGACATCAGCAGCACAGTGCAGTCACTGTGAAGGTAAAGGTTTAATTAGAAGATTTAAAGTTAATGGAGAACCATTTAAGAATCTTACAAAGTGTCCTCATTGCAACGGAGAAGGAGTAATTTATCTACAGCTTAACAGAACTGCAGGTTTTAATCAGATGCCTGTTGGTGTGTCAGAGGTAGCAGAGGGTGGCTTTAAAACAGATAGAGATACATTGAAGAAGTTATCTATGAGGGCGCAAGGAGATATGAAAGAGTTTGTTGATTTAATTATCAGATACAATGCCATAGATACATATCTAAATACATTTGTAAATGGTATAAGAGATCATGTAAATGAGGATAGTGTATTGCATCCTAAGTTTATGCAGTGTGTTACAGCTACAGCAAGACTATCAAGTCGTGATCCCAACTTTCAGAACCAACCAAGAGGTAATACTTTTCCTATTCGTAAAGTTATATCTTCCAGGTTTAAGGGTGGTAAGATTATGGAGATAGATTTTTCACAATTAGAATTTAGGACTGCTGTATTCTTAGCACAGGATAAGCAGGGCATGAAAGATATCGATGATGGTGTAGATGTACATCAGTTTACCGCAGATACTATTGGAGTAAGTAGGCAAGATGCAAAAGCACATACATTCAAACCTTTGTATGGTGGCATGTCAGGTAGTGATAGTGAGAAAAGATACTACAAAGCATTTCTTGAGAAGTACAAAGACATAGCAAAGTGGCATGAGACTTTACAAAGTACAGCTATAGAGTTTAAGAAAGTAAAGCTACCATCAGGTCGTGAGTATTCATTTCCGTATGCACAAAGACAGGCATGGGGTGGCTCTAGTTACTCCACACAGATAAAGAACTATCCAGTTCAAGGTTTTGCAACTGCTGATATAGTACCCATAGCATGTATCAATGCTTACAAAATGATGAGAGATAAGGGTGTAAAAAGTTTATTAATAAATACTGTGCACGATTCCATAGTTGTAGATGCACACCCAGATGAGGTAGAATTAATGACTGATCTACTAGACAAAGCAACTAGAAATGTTATTGATTCTTTGTATGACTTTTATAAAGTTGAGTTCAATGTACCACTTGACACGGAGCTGAAGATAGGCGATAATTGGTTAGAAATGAATGAAGTTTCTTTAAAAAAGGAAAGGATAGTAATGTGAAAAAACTAGAAAGATTTATATTTAGCCTGTTTGATTTGTTAGTATTTTTGGTAATATTTATATTAGTAATTATTAATATAATTACTTGACATTTATGGTAAATTGTGATAGGAAGGAGGTAGTATGTCACAAATCTTAAAAGCATTAGTAGATCGTTATAACTCTCAGATATCTGAGGCAAAGGCAACGCTTGAAATTTACTTAAATAATTCTGTTGGTATTGGAGAACATCCCCAACATATTGATGAAGTAGATAAACAAATACAAAAGATAGCGTCCGCCAGAGATAATCTTATGGCGATTGAAGAGATAAAAGATATATAATTAATAATAAGGAGGTCGCATGACTAATAATGAAATATCAAACATAGATGGTCTGTCACAAGAACAGATTATGTCTATGATTGGACAAGAGAAATCTTCTACTGGTAACTTCTTACCGAAGCTAGCCATAAATAGATTTCCAGAAAATGATGATGGGGCAGAGGTACCAGTGGGATCATACGGTGTTTACGTTCCTGAATTAGATAGCATGGCTTACGGAAAGCCTGTTACATTTAGACCATTCATGAATGCATATCAGTACATGAAGTACGATGCAGAGAAGAATGAGTATAGCAACAGAAGTATAATCTTTAAGTCTTGGAAAGATGAGGCCATAGATATACAAGGTGGTGTACGCTGTGGCAAAATACCTGCAAAGGAACTGGCTAATCTTTCTGATGAAGAAAGAATGAAACAGAAAGCAATAAAGTGCTATCGTTTAGTTTATGGTCTAGTTTCTTTTAAAGGTAGCCTTCCAGGTGGAACTGATGCAGAGGTAACTAACTTACCTGTATTGTGGAAAGTAACAGGCAGTAACTTTAAACCTGTTGGAGAGGCAATAGAAAGTCTTAGACGCAGAGGTAAGGTGATGTTTAATCATACGCTTACACTTAAAAGTAAAAAGAAAAAGGCTGGAAGTAATGTATTCTATGTGTCTGATATAAGTGTAGACTCAGATGAAGTACAGTTTTCTGATAAAGAAAAAGAAATTCTTCTTGCTTTCCAAGATACTATCAACACAGAAAATGAGGAGATAGTAGAACTTTGGAGACAAGCCAAGAAAGCTGAACCTGTATCCGTACAGGCGGTAGAGGCAGAGTTTGATGATGATCCTATTGAAGTATTGTCGTCATGAGTTCGGACATCCTAGAAAAAGTTAGGGTGTTTTTGGAGGCTGCTAATAAAGATGCAGTCGAGGTATCCGATGACTTGATCACTCAGTTTGGTGACGCTTGCATGGAATCATTCCGCAAGCAATTCACTGACCAAAGAAATAAAGAGTTTGGTCTTAGAGCATCAAGCATCGGTAGGCCTTTATGCCAATTGCAGATGGAAAAGAAAGGTATTAAAGGTGAGTCGCAACCATATAATGTTAAAATGAGAAATTTATTTGGAGATCTTATAGAGCAAGCGGCAATGATTATTATGAAAGCATCTGGTGTAGAAATACAATCAGAGCAAACAAAGACTGAATATAAACTTGACGATGTTACTGTAAATGGTACTCTTGATGTGGAGATTGAGGATAAGGTATGGGATATTAAAAGCGCATCACCATGGTCATTCACTAATAAGTTTGGAGAGAATGGTGGCTTTCATGCAGTAGCAAGTGATGACTTGTTTGGATATCTAGCACAAGGATATATGTATGCAGAGGCTAGACAAAAACCATTTGGCGGATGGATAGCTATAAATAAATCAACTGGAGAATGGGCACTAACTGAGGCTCCTTTAGCTGATGATGAATACAAAGAACATGCATTGAGTACTATTGATAATAATATTAGAGCTATAAATTTAGATAAGAAATTTAAAAGATGTTTCAAAGCCGAAGACGAATACTTTAGAAAACAAAAGACAGGTAATAAAGTATTAGGAACGGCATGCAGTTTCTGCCCTTACAAGTTTCCTTGTTGGGGAGAAAACTTGCAGCTGCTACCACAACAGCAGTCGCAAGGTAAAAACCCCAAGTGGGTTTGGTACACTGAAGTCAATAATCCTAGGGTAGAGGACGATGGCTACTAGTGTACGCAGTCGAAAAGCCAAGGGGCGAAGGCTACAAAACTGGGTTAGGGACGTGCTATTAAGTACGTTCCCTAACTTAAAGAAAGACGAAGATGTTTCTTGTGCTATCATGGGCGAATCAGGTATTGATGTTAAGTTATCTAGATTTGCACAAGGACTATTTCCATTTTCTATTGAGTGTAAAAACAAAGAAACATGGAAAGGTTTGTATGATGCATATGACCAAGCAATATCTAATGCTAACTTAGAGCCTGTTGTGGTATTAAAGATGAATAAAAGAGATCCATTGATTGTGCTTGACTTTAAAAAGTTTGTTGCTATAATCAAAGAATCAAACATGAAAACTAACTTAGGAGACTTATTATGATGGTTACATTTCCACAAGGAATAACTGATGAAGAAATAGAAACTTTATCAGAACAAGCACAAGAAGAGGTAGACACTGCCTTACATGACTTAGCAGTCAAAAGAAAAAAGTTAATAGAAGCTGGCGTGCCAGAAGAAGATAAAGAAATAAGAGAGCTTGATGCTCTGATTGAGGTTATATAATGGACTTTGATAAACCAATAGATATATTTCAATCTGTATCTGTAATTATAACGCCACATGATAAAGGATTTACATGTGGCATAATAGATCCAAAGTCACCTGATGATAGAGATGTGTGCTCTTATATAGCAAAAGGTTTGGTTCGTTTTGTTACATCAAATCCAGACCTCATATACGAAGAGGGTATGTATGGATTTAAAGAAGATGAGTCCGAACCAAAAGAAACGGACCTAGATAATGTTATAGATATTTTAACTTGGAAAAAAGGAGACTTACATTAATGACAACTCACTTAGTAATAGGAGACCCCCATTGTACACCTAGTGCTAGTAATGAAAGATTTACTTGGGCAGGACGAATGGCTAAAGATTTAAAGGTAGATAAAGTTATTTGTATGGGAGACTTTGCTAGTATGGATTCTATGTCTAGCTATGATAAAAAGAAGAAATCTTTTGAGGGTAGGAGATATAAAAAAGATATAGAGCATGCACATGACGCACTACAAAAATTTAATGATGGTCTAGGCAAGTATGATCCAGAGATGCATATGCTACTAGGCAATCATGAAGATAGGATTGATCGTATGGTAGAGGATAATCCAGAGCTTGAAGGCCACATGACTATAGATGATCTAAAGTATCCTGAATATGGATGGCATACCTATGATTACAGATATCCTGCTGTGATCGATGGAGTATACTACTCCCATAACTTTCCTAGTGGTGTTATGGGCACAGCTATATCAGGTGAGAACATGGCCAGATCTTTAGTAAATAAAAATAAAGTATCTTCTACTGTTGGGCACTCTCATCTATTAGATTATGCTATTGCATCACAGCCATCTGGTAAAAAGATAATGGGATTATCTGCAGGTTGCTACTTGACTCATAGAGAAAAGTACGCATATAACACACAGAGACTATGGTGGTCTGGATTAATTGTAAAACGA